TTCAGACACAGTTATTCAGAGTAATACAAGTTGAAGAACAGGATGATATTAATTATGTGATAACAGCTTTAACTTATGTTGAAGGTAAGTATGCATTTATAGAAGATAATACGTCTCTACCTGTTAGAAATATTTCATTACTAAATGCACCCGTATCACCTCCAAGTAACCTTACTGTCACAGAAAAAACAGTAGTTATCAATAATATTGCCAGAAGTAAATTAATAGTAGATTGGCAACCTGTACAGGGAGTAACTCAGTATTTGGTCAATTATAAATTTGAAGATAATAATTATGTTTCACAGGTTGTATTCAGTAGCGATTTTGAACTTTTAGATACAAAGAAAGGTATATATGCTATTGAAGTCTTTTCATATAATCTGTCTCTTCAATTATCAACTAATCCCACCACAACTACTTTTACAGCGATTGGTAAAACTGCTTTACCAGAAGATGTCACTAATTTAACTATTGAACCTATCAATGAACAATTCATAAGGCTTAGATTTAAACAGGCAACTGCTATTGATGTTTTACATGGTGGTCGTGTTTACGTAAGACATAGTAATCAAACAGGTGGTGCTGCAACATTTCAATCAGCACAAGATATTATTGAAGCTGTGGCAGGTAATTCTTCAGAAGTCATTGTTCCTTCTTTGGCTGGTACATATTTATTAAAATTTCAAGACGATGGTGGCAGATTCAGTGATAACGCAGCAAGTGTAACGATTTCTGGTGTAAATATTTTAGATTCCATTACTGTTAAAACAGATAGGGAGGATACGGACGGAACACCATATAACGGAACAAAGTCAAATCTTACTTTCGACTCATCTCTAGGAGGATTGAAACTTACAGATCCGACTGCAAATGCTACTGGTACTTATGATTTTGTTGATACTCTTGATCTTGGTGGTACATTCTCACTCGTTTTAAAAAGACATTTTCAAGGAGTTGGTTTTTATGTCGGAGATGAGTTTGACAATAGAACAGAGAATATAGATACATGGACAGATTTCGATGGAACGGTTGCTAATGATGCCAATGCAAAAATAGCAGTAAGAACCACAACAGATAATCCCAGTAGTTCACCTACATATACATCATTTAATGATTTTGCGAATGGAACATTTAAGGGCAGAGGTTTTCAATTCAGAATTACTTTAGAAACTGCTGACGTTGCACAGAATATGAACTTACAACAAGCAGGATATACAGCGACAATGCCATCAAGAACAGAACAATCATCTGTTATTGCATCTGGAGCAGGAGCAAAGGCAGTTACATTTACAGCACCATTCTTTGTTGGAACGTCTGCACTCGGCAATTTAAATAGTTT